ACAGACCTTGCCGGAGAGTGAACGTCAGAACTTGTTGAGAACCGGAAACCGCTTCGCGAGCGCAGCTCGATTGGTGGTGGAGCCCGATCCCTTCCGCCTGCCGTTCTGAGTGCTTGCCGACCGACGAGTGGAGCGCGGCTCCTCTTCCTCATCTTCGTCGTCTTCGTCCTCGTCTTCGTCCTTCGTGGAGCGACGACCACGGGCCTTCTTGTCGTCCTCGATTTTCTTGACGAGGTGGGGCTTGCGCTTGGCGAGTTCACGAAGACCACGCCGGAGTTCGCGCGCATCCACGTTACCATCCTCGTCAACCGCGTCATCGAGAATGCCGGAGTTCAGAGCCAGGGTGAACGCGTCGGAAGGATCGACCCAGTCGACGACATTGGCTCGGAAGAAAGCTATCTGAGCCATCAGTTCTCGGTTGGTATCGGTCAGCTTCGTGATGGTCGATCGTGCCTCGGTCAAGTCACGCGACACGATCTCGTCGGGCTTCTTGCCCTCGTCCTCCTTGGCTCGCTTCAGCTCGGTCAGTTCCGCCTGAACCTTGCGAAGCTCGAGCCGGTATCGCTTAGCCTGTTGCGATGCCTTGCGAACACGTGAGTCCTCGTCGTCATCCGCGTCGTCGTCCTCGTCCGACTTGGATTTCTTGGACGACTTCCGGGACTTGGACTTGTCATCCTCTTCCTCATCCTCGGTGTCATCGTCCTCAGTGTCGTCCTCGTCGTCCTCGTCGTCGTCATCCCCCCGCGTGTACTCGGGGTCATCAGGGTCATCCGAAGATGCACCCATGACGGGCCACACCGCCGTGCCGTTCTTTAGGTAACCGAGAGGCGTCAACAACTCGCCGGTCTTGGGGTGACGCTTACCGGCCAGGTTCGCAGAACGCATGCCCGGCTTGGTGAGTCGCAGACTCATATTGGCTCCCTAAGCCTATTGTAATGCTTTCGAACTCCCACTTTACCACTTGTCGAGATCCGGCTAGATTGACCCCTGACCAAGCTTACGATTCTACTCTATGAACATGGGCCCTAACCCAAGTTCTACGAGCCAATAGTGAAGCAATAATCCGGTGGTTACCATCCTTGATGACTATCGCACCACTCGGAAGAATCGTGAGATTGGGAAGATTGTCATCTCCCCCCGGAATACCCTCTTTAAGGTAATGTCGTATACGAGACACAGAAGCTTTGTCTTGGTGTGACAACAAAACCCTGCCCGACAAGTCTATTTCCTCAATCGGGCCTTTCTTACGAATCTCACTCGGGGGAACCTTAGCATCTCGGGGTGACAAGCTATCAAAAAGGTCTTTAATGCCCACCGTGGACGCATCTAGCTGATCACCATCTTTGTATTTGGCCAACCTCTTCAGCCCCGCATCACTATCCCAGGTGCTCACGCTAACTGGGGTAACATCTCCAACCGGCTGACCAAGCCTTGCCAAGTTTTCCTGAGTACGTCGCGTAAGTTCGTCGTCGAAATCTCCGCGTTCCAACGCTTTCTTGAAATCATCTGAAGACATCATCACGTAAGTCAGATAACAGAAGCAATTGGGATGTGGCTTGTCCGGCACCTCGTCAGGATCGTATGGCTCGTGTGCGGCAAAGACATTGCACTCGTCCGGCACCTTGTGCGATCCCGACAGATTCCACTTGACCGCTTTCACCCCTGGGCGATTCGCTCCTTCTTTCTGGCGCTCGTGGAAGGCATTGTTGATCTCAGTGCGTGCGAGACGCATAGCCGAATATGAAGATCCACCCGGCGCTGTCGGGCTGACATACCGATAAACCTCTGCGGCAAGCTCCTTCGCCGAGAGATTCTGAATCAGTCCTTGCCTGATGATGTCAACGATCCGGCCATCGTCTAGTGCCCGATTCGAGTACACGCGCCTGGACAGCGCTCGAGCACGACGAGCAGCATCACTCTTCAGCCCGGACGCTCCGGCGGCCCTCAGAGACGCCACAAGGGCATCAGCGGCCCGTTCTGACAGTCCGGCATACGCAATGCGTTCCAACGTCTCTATGGCGTCCTCAGCGGCCTGTAATGAGTCCTTGATGGCCCGTTCCACCAGTGGGTTGATCCGCCGGACCCACATCGTCTGCACCAGAGCATTGATCGCAGCCAACGTCACGCGCAGCTGTGCAGCCCGAACCTCGCCACCGATCCCGACTGGCAAAGAAGCGATCCGTCGCTGGATCGCCTTGGCTGTTGCTTCAAGGATGCGCCGTAGTTCCGCCTCGGTGGTGGCCTGAACGATCGTATAGCGGCGGAACTCCGGACCCCTAGGCTGCGGAACCACCATTGTTCTGCCCGGTCTCCTGGTTCAACTGCGCCGTACCGAGCTGGGCTTCATTGCGGGCCTTGAACTCAGCGTCTGCCTTTGCTCCGATTCCATCGGGGAAGGAATATCCAAGCTTGGCCACTTCTTTCCGATAGAAGTCGGAATCGATAACCCCCCTGTCAAGCATGTCGTTTAGTTCGGTGAATCGCTGCACGCGGTCAACTGGGATCGCATCACCAGCCACGCAGACAACATCGACACCAGCGAAGTTGGATGACTCGTAAGCATCCATCCACATCATCATGATGTCGTGCCACATCTGCGTCTCGGTGTCGACCAGCAGTTGATTCTTCTCGCCAGCTTTGGCGAGCATCGGGCCGAGCTGGAGCTGAAGCGCTACGCCGGATTGAGCGACAGACACATCGACTGCACCGACAGCGATTTCTGGGGTACCAGAGACGTTGTAGAGAGCATCCCAGAGCCGATCGTAGTGCACTCCATAAACGTCAGCGATTCCCTGCGCACCGCCGAGCTTGTCAAAGCTCTTACCGTCGTGGTGGATGACTCGGCCAGGACCCATCAGCCAGTTGGTCGGCTTGTTGGTGTCCGGGTCTACCGGCCTGCTCGCGTCGGTGGCGTACATGCCCACACCCTGCAAGGCGGCAGTCAAGTCCTCGTCACTAACGGTCTGGTTGATTGCACCCATGATGCGCTCGAGACCACGGACCTCCGATGACCCGAAGGGATCTCCCGGCGTCTCCGTATTCTTGGTGTGGTACACCGGGAGTGCGGTGATCTGCTCGGGCAGTTCGGTCACGAGTTGGATGACAACCTCGGGAGCGATCGTGTCGTCCTCCCACTTGTCCACCTCGAAGAGACCTTCTTCAACGGTGATCCGGCCATTATCGGCCTTCCGGTACGTCAAGCGCCGGATACGGGGATCTCCCGCATCGTTGGTCGTAGGCTGCACCAGATGGCACCCGATCACCGTCTCGATGTCGTCCTCATCCGTGATGGGAAAGTACATGGAAGGGTCGAGCGCGCGCAAGGAAATCCGGCTGCCCTGGGGCTTATCGGGATCAGCAGTCACGTGCCAGATCGAGTCACCCCAGATCAAGCCGTATCGCTTCTTACCGTTGAACTTGCTCTTGTATCGCTCGCGCCGGATCAGGTCAGCGATGGCCAGCTGAGCCGCTACAACAGCATCGGCGCTCCCGCCAGCCACTCGAGGATCACTGATCGCTACGACCTGAAAGTCTGCCCCTAGGTAGCGATTTGTCGTGTCCACGATCGTACGCGTGGAGGGAATGTAGATGGGCTGCGAGTTACTGCCCCGGAGAGCCACCTTCAGGATATCCGGCACATTCCAATAGAGCTGCTCGTACAAGCGATAGGACTGCAAACGCTGCGCGTCCAAGTCGTCGGAGACGTACGCGGGCTTCTGCCCAAAGAACGCAGCCCCGGTGCTGTACGGGGTGAACTCCCCAGCCATTCCTCACCTCAGCCATTCATGTTAGCAGTGGAGACAAACGATCCACCGACACCGGTAGCACCAAAGTAACCACGGAAGAACCGGCCTAATGCCTCGACTCCGTGGTTATCTTTGTCGAGGGGATTCTCGGAATCTGACCGCTGCTGTTCTTTTTTGTGTTCGGGCCAACGATAACCCTCTCTCATTTCCCAGATCAGTTTCTGGCAATGAGTTCGGTCGATCATAAGACGCGGACGACGTTCAGGATCACCCTCCGGCAGGTGGAGATTCTGAACTTTCAATGCGCGCCGGATCAACGCAAGACGAATCTTCAACTCCCCGCCGGTATTTTTATACGCAGGAATGCGTAGCTCCCGCTGCATAGTCCGGGTATCGTCTGGCTCCGCAGGATCAGGATAGATCGTCCTGGCTACCCGGATCAACCCGGGATATTCGAGCTTGAGATCCTCGCAAACCTCTTTGGTATCGAGCAATTGCCGTCGGAACTCACGAATTACTCGGATCTCACCGAACGGGCCTACCTGAATGAACAGCACCACAAAAGGGTTAGTAAAGCCGTAGTCCACACCAAGGAAGAGTGGCCAGTCCGGGTTGTAGTCGAAGTCACCAAGGCTAACGTCTTCGTCAAATTCCTTCATGACCGAGCCGGTCTTGTCGGTGAATTCTGCTCCATACTGGCGCATGAACTCATCCGTGGTTAGATCCGACTCTGCTTCGAGGATTTCCGGGTCTTGCCTTCCCCCGGGAAAGACTATGTCATTCGTCCATGAGGGGCGCTTCCACGACTGCCAGTGAGGAAACCGCTCAGACTGCCCACGCTCATAGAGAGAATAGAGAAGAGATGACGAGGAATTACCTTCCGGTACCCCCGAGAACACAGCGATACCGCGACGGTCAGATAGAGTAGGCCGGATGTACTGACCCCAGGTGGCTCGCTTGTGCCGTCCGGCTTCAACCATGAGGACCCAATCCAGGCCATCACCAACCAGCTTGTCTGGGTGTTGCGCGCTTTTACCAATGATCTCAGCCCCATTAGCCAGTGCTATGTGTAGTGCACCAGCATCCGAGTTCTTGACAAAGCGAATAGCGTCACGGTCCAGGCCAATCTTCTTCAGTGCATCGTAGACAATACGGAATTCCTTCTCCGCATCCGTGTAGTTCGGGCCGACGATCCATCCAAGAGTTGGTGACTTGCCATCAAAACGAGAAGGCGCCAAAGCCCGAGTGGCCATCTCATAGCCACCGAACATGGTCTTGCCCCAGCGCCGACCACACCGCACCACTTTGAAGCGCGTTCGGTTCTGGTGCAAATCGCGCTGTCCAACGTGAGGATAGTAGTCCCAGACATCGTTGAAGAGTCTGGTCTTGGTCAGCACTGGGGCAGACATCACTCGGTCCCTGCTGTGTTGAACGAACCCTCGAGCTCCGGGGCAGCCACCCCATCGCCGGGGTCTGCCGGATCGATGGCGTAGATTTGACCCATCCGCTCCACTCCCGTCGGAACATGGGGAGCAGGCTGCACTCTGCCCGGCACTCCGCCGAACTCCGAAGCGATTGCATCATCGTACGAGTACGGATTCTGGAGCACATCCGTGCTTGTATAGACCTTCTTCGGCTCGGTATGATCCAGGCGAGGATTCAGACCGTATTGAGGTCCCACCGGTTCACTCACCTATTCCGTCCCTTCTTCTTGCATTACTAACGCCCCCGGACATTGCGCCGAGCGCCACCCCAGTCCCTCTTGTTGGTCTTGAGGTTATGCGCCCACTTCTTGGCAGCCGCCGGAACTACTGCCCACATGAAGCGGCGCTGCCGTTCACTCTTGAACTTGCCCCCTCCGTGTGCCCTCTGTCTGCTGGGCATGTTGAACCTCCGCCAGTGCAGCCCGGAGCTGCTCTTCTGCGACCACCAGATCCGCTGGCGTCAAGACACCCCGGTTGATCAATGCTATACGCAACACCGGATCATTACCGGGGGAGACGATTTGAGGCCCCTCAGCGCCACGCTGAGCCCCTTTCCGGTCCCGGTCCTGGCGACGCTTGAGGAAGTCCGTTGCTCCATCCTGGCCCGCATTGAACGGGTGCTTAGTTTCCGGATGCTCCTCGTGCCAACCATACGTCTTCCCACACGTCTTGCAGTGATCGTCCTCATTCACCGTCAACAAGCTCATCATCGCTCTCCAGAACCTCGAAGTCACCTTCAAGAACTACAGGCTCGTCCTGTGCTTCCCCGTCATCCAGCACAATCGCAGAGGCGATCATCCGCCTGGTGAAGTCACCAGCCTCAATCTCAACCACGGCCGTAGCCTTACCCTTGATGTGCTCGAGAATGAACTTGGCCGCATCCAACTTCGTCCGAGCATCCACGATCGGGCGGCCCTTGTCATCCACCTCTTCGCTCTGGATCAAATCCACGATTGTCTGCATAGCCAGCGTGACCTGCTCACCGATCAGTGCCTGCGTCTCATCGATCAACCGACGACGAGCCTCGCGCACGATCTCCGGGCTCAACCATTTGGGCCGACCGCCCTGAAAGCCACCGTTCTTGTTCCGGGGCTTACCGTGCGCCAGTTCCTCGATGTCCCAGTCTTCAACACGCTTGAAGCCCGTATGCTGGTAGTAGAGCTCGAGGTCTTCGTTGTATTTCTCAGTCCCGACCGTACGCCGAAGCCGACGACGAATCTGCTCAGGCTTGGTCGAAAGCTTCTCTGGATCCTTCGGCCGACCACCAACGTAATTGGCAGGCTTCTTCTTCGTCATTTTCACTGAGATGGCTCCCTACGCAAAAGAGCGGACCGCAAGCCCGCTCTTCCAGTATAACCCACTCAGTCAAGAGTCGCAGCGGGTCTCTCCGAATCATCCGGTATCTTCACGTCTTCTTCGGTAGGTCCGAGCCGATCCATGCGCAGTTCCTCTGCACGTTCCCAGTTGGCCTCAAGAACAAAAGAACCACGAGGGGGGACCACACCCGCGATCGGCGATTTACTCGCCTTTCTGCGTCGGGTAATCTCGCGACGAATTCTATCCATCTTCGGTGGCCGTTCCGTCGGACAACATCTCATCACCCTTGGACATCAGCCCGAGTGCAACGTGTTGCAGCATCGTGCCCCCGCTAAATCCTATGAAGTAGTCAGCGTTGGGGTCTCCGTCGTCATCGACACGGACCATTGCCCCCACCACAATCCAATCGCCCAGTATCCCCTCGAAGCCCATTCCCGCAGACCATTTCTCGATGGCCTCGCCCAAAGCGGCAGCCCGGTCTCGACGATCCTGGGGAGTAAGATCAAAGGTACTCATGCGAGATTCACCGTTGGACCTTCACTCATCGTCAGTGCCCGCTCGAGCCGGAGCTGACGAACGAGGTACATCGCATTGATCCCCCGTACAGCCCGCCCAGAGTCATGCTGCCGCCCGAACGGGTTGAGCCTTACCCCACGACCGAGCCCGGCACGCTTCGGCCGGTAAGACGTGAACAGAGCCCGCATGCCGTAGCGCCGTGTGGTCAGGCGAACCCAACGAAGGAACACGATTAGGCGGAACAGCATGTCATCTCCAGTATCGTAGCGGGAGGATCGAGGTTTCCGCGCGGCTAGCCGATTGATTACGGTTCTGCTTCGGCTTTGTTATCCTCGATCCCCGTTTGGGGCGGGAGATTGGACCCAGCCTTCATCGTGTCAGGCCGCTATGCTTAACAAGATGATGGACAAGAAAACTCCCGCCCCAGGGGACAACCGAAGACCGGGCGATAGGTACGGGGGCACGAATACCGGCCGGTCAGGGCTGCCCATTGACCATACCATCTAGTTCGTGGAGCCGTTCTTCTTTTTCCGCTTTCGCACCGGTCGCTGGCCTGGGCGAGGAGCTCGGCGCACAACCGGAGCCACCCAGTGAAACGAGGTGTCGGCAGTTGTTGTCGGGTAAGGCAAATCTGCAAGAACGGAGTCAAAAATCGGCGTGTTCATGAGCTAATGATGAGCAAAAAGCTGGAGCCCGGCAAAGAGAACCGAGCCCCGCTCCTCCTCAATCAGCCGAGTGCCATACCGATGTATGTCTCACCCTTTTCCATGGCCGCGCTCAGATCAGTTGATGCTTCCTCGCGGTCGTACATCGTCGCGTGAACGGGTTCTGCCGATCCTTCAAGACGCACACCGCCCGGCGTCAGATGGTCATCGATCGCGCTCTGTACCAACCCGAGCATGTCGTTGAGAGTGGCGCTGCCCGAATTCTGAACGGTCTGAGCGACCATGTCTCGAGCTTCCACGGCCCTACCCAAAGCATTGCCGAACGTGTTCTTGGCCTGTGACAGCTGAGCCGCAGCCGCCTCCATTTCTTCCTGAGCCTGAGCCAACCCCCCGAGCGCATCCCCGAGCATGACATTGGCTTCGGTGATTTGCCCGACAATCTCTTCTACGGTTGCCATTCCTCGTCCTCCGAGTCGATGCCCCTCTACAAAGGGCGGTTTCATTCTGGGTTCGTCATCCTCGCCCCTATTGGTCTTCGGATGCCAAAGGGGAGATTCTAATCCTGGACGTGGTCCTCTACGTTCTGGTCTGATGGGGTATCCAGAAGAATCTGACATCAGAGTCCGTCCATTGCTGATCCTTTGCGCCAGATCTTAGCTTCGTGCATCTTACGCGTGATGATTATCATGGTGTGAATCTCGGTTAGGACGTTCTGAA